CTATTGATCTAGAACTATCAGATCATGACGGATTATTGGAAATTCCACCCAAAGGGGCAGAAATCGAAGCATGGATTGGATGGAGTGACTCAGGTCTTGTCTACAAAGGTAAATATGTCATCAAGGAACGCAGGCACTCAGGGTCACCAGATGTATTGTCCTTGCGTGGTGAATCTGCTGATTTAAAAGCCCAATTCAAAAAGAAAAAAGAACGCAGTTTTGACAATAAAACCATTGCTGACATTATTCAGACGGTTGCTACAGATCATGGGCTAACAGCAAAAATTAATAGTCGGCTTGGTGCAATATTACTGCCTCATCTTGATCAAAACGAATCGGATGCCAATCTCATTACGCGTATTGCCGATGAGCATGACGCGATCGCTACCGTCAAAAATGGTTTTTTATTGTTTATGCCCAAAGGGGAAGGTAAAACCCTAAGTGGTAATCCACTCCCAGATCTTATTATTACCCGTGCTCAAGGTGACTCGCATACATTTAGTGACACTGATGGTGCGGATGAAGTCTCAGGAGTGACTGTATTTTACTATGACACGATCCATGCAAAACGCCAAAAAGTCACAGTGGGTATATCCGATGAAAATACCCGTGAACTGCGTAATATCCAACGTGACAAACAAACCGCAGAGCACGTGGCGCAAGCGGAATACAATAAAATCAAATCTAAGTCCGCTACCTTTAGCTTTCGCCTGGCCTACGGCAACCCAGAGCTGATTCCTGAAGCACCACTGCAGTTTATTGGTTTTAAATCGCTGATCGATGACATTGTTTGGCTAGGCACAAAAGTCGTTCATACCTTAGATGCAAGTGGAGGCTTTATCACTGAGTGTAATGCTGAAATTTATCTTCCAGATGCCGATGATTTGTCACAGCTCATCGATAATGAAATAGGCAATTACACTGGAGTTTTGGCATATTACAAAGACGGAAAAAATACACCAAAAGTCACCAAAGGTGATCAAACTACGCCTAAGCGTTTGACCTATTTGTATAAGAACAAAGCCACGGCCACGACTGCTGTCATCCGTGAATTTAAAATCCTTCAGGAAGAAAAAAGTGCATAAAAAATGCCCCAACTGATGGGGCATTTTTTTGCTTAGAAATTGGTAATAATCAATTCATTGCCATTGTGTTCTTCATGAGCTGCCTTGTTATTTACAGACCATCGAATCTTTTTATGCTGAATTTTATAGTCCTTAAATAGCTCTCGTACTTCAGGTGTATCGTTCAGACTCAGAATAAATTTTCCCTGAATTTTGTCCAGGTAATCCTTTAAATCATAAAAGTCCTGTTTAGACCAAATCCCTTTGCCATATACGTTTTCACAGTCCCAATAAGGTGGGTCTAAATAAAAGAGTGTTTCTGGACCATCCGCACGTTTGATAATGTAGTCATAACTGGCATTCTCAACCACCACATTCTGCAACCGGGTGTGAATCGAACTTAAATGCGCTCGAAGATCTTCACCAAGTTTGAGTCGGCTCTTTCTATCACGACTATAAGAGAATGATCCATCAAGTTGGCAACCAAAAGCTGATCGGAGTAAATAATAGAACTTGGCAGCACGTTGGATATCGGTTAAGCCTCGGTCATTTTTTCGCATTTCATTGAACATGGTGCGTGAGAACAGCGTATTTTCAAATTCAGTTAAAAACGCTTCAAAGTGATATTTAATAATGCGGTACAAATTAATCAAATCATCATTAATGTCGTTAATGATTTCGACAGGGGATTCCCCTTTTTTGAACAGTACCCATCCAGCTCCACCAAACACTTCAACATAGGTTTTATGTTCAGGCATTAATTCAATAATGGTACGTGCGAGTTGAGATTTTCCGCCAAGCCATCCTGAAAAGCTGTGACCTTTAGGATTGTATTGAGGTGTTGCAGTAGTGTTTGTCATCGATCTTACCTGTATCGAGTCGACGCTCTGGGCGTTCAGGTAAGGCACTCAAGGTGCTCTGGAATGTATTTAAAGTTTTACAACGCGGGCATTTCACTTCTATGGTGTCAAATGCGCCAACTCTGCCCAGTAGCTTAAAGCAGCACTGACATTTTAAATTTTGCATAAGTTTTTCTACATGAGCAAAACAGGCGAAATCTTATTAAAATTCAACAAAAAGAACAAATATTTATTCTTTTATTTTAGAATGGTGAAAAATAAGAATAATTCAAGACCCAAAATGGTATGTCCACATTGCAAAACTTCAGTCCTAAAAATCAGAACCAGTGAACAGAAGCATGCATTGCTTAAAGAAATTCGGCTGCAGTGTCCGAATCTAACATGCAGCTTTTCTTGTGTAGGAAATATTGAGTTGATTTACACACTTTCACCAAGTGCAATGCCCGATCCATCTATCCAATTACCTACGATTCAACAGTTAAAAGAGCGTAAAGCTGCAAATGATGAGTTCATCAAGGATATCGACAATGTTTAAGAAAGAACTACTAATCTCACTTTTTTTAGCATTTATGTACTTTTTAATCACTCTAATGATTACGAAAGATTGGGCTTATTCAAAAGCTGTTTTTCTAATAGGAGCTAGTTATCACTTTTTGAGTACAAGAATTTTTGAACTAAAGCAGGATATTAAGGCGTTAAAGGAGAATAATCATGGCTAAATGTTTTATTTGTGGTCGTAAAACTTGGTTTTTTCAATCGAGCCAGTGTGAATGTAGGGCTAAGCATAAAAAGGAAAAAACTATAGATACCCGTCAGGTTACTCATCCTTCATCGGTTCGAGGGCAAACAAGTCATTTACCACGTGTGATGGGTAAAACCACAGGGCAACAACGCCCAACACAATCAACCGATGTGTCCGATCTATATTTATTGCAGCAACAGCAAAATATGATTAATTCAATTGTTATTGAGAATGAGCCATGCAGTGTTGGTCATCACGTTCATCATCCTATCCAGTCTTATGATGCTACACCATCATATAGTCATTCTTCTTCCAGTGAATGTAGCTCCTCGAGCGGTTGGGACAGTGGATCAGATTCAAGCAGCAGCTCTTCTTGGGACTAACATGACAGACATTCTCATACAAACCATTCCGCAAGATGCAGCTGCAGTCGTGATTTATTTTACAGACGAAAATGAATATGAAAGCTGTAAGCCTATCCTGAAAGAATTGAAATCTAAAATTAATAAGCCAATTCTGTATTGCTTAAACAAATCATTAAAAGTGTTGAATAAAGAGGATCTGGAGGAGTTTGGCTTACAAGAAATTCAGGTAGGGCATATCGCACATGAATAACCTCAGTTACTTAAACCCAATCATTAAGAAATGTTACGCAGGTAGATTGCCATTTTCATTTTCTCGAACGAATGGTCGTCGCTGGTTTTGGTTAAAGTTCTGCGAGCAATTTTTTCCAGAAATCCAATTCAATTATGAAGCAGCTTTTCCAATCAATCCGAAGGACATTCCAAAGGTAAAAAATAAGAGTTATCGCAAGGCTTTATATCAGTCTTACTCGCTTTATAAAAAATCATTCAAGCCAAAGCCCAAGCCCAAATTAAAAGTAATTTGGAATGAATGGGGAAAAATTGCGGAGTCTGTAAAACATAGGTTTGATGTCATAGTGGATGCAATATCTTATGCATTTGCAAGTATTTCGTGGGGTAGCGATAAGGACTTTAATAGACGAAAGGAAATCCCTGACTATGCTGAATTTAGAGCGATTAAATTGAAAATAGATAAAGGGGAATGAAATTCAATGAATCCTGAACAGCTCTTCGAACTATTTTATAAAAGTGTCCGTGAAGATATGAATCCATGCGGACTAAGACGTCATAATGGTATGTATCAATGGTGGCATGAAAGATTTATGAATGCATATTATGGAATTGAAGAACCACACAACCTGAGAAGCTGGGGAGAAGCACCGCAGATGTGGTTGGCAGGGTATAGTGAAAATGAAAAAGGTCACAACAAGTGACCTTTTTCATTGAGATACGTTGTTAAGCAAGATTATTTCTCTTT